ATGGTCTTACAATATTTTTTGTTAAGTCAAGTGATGCAGAAAAATCTGCGTTTGCTATATCAGCTACATTTGTAGTAGTAAAACTATCAACAACAAAACCATTTTTAAATCTATTTCTACCCTCTTCATCAAGGATATTTAAATTATTTGTATTGACTTCAAGTAAAGTTAATGATGTATATTTTTCTACATTAGAAAGTCTATCATCCAACTTTCCAATATCTTTCATCGTATAATTTCTTGTCTTCTCACGAATAACTTTAGCATCTCCAACATTTTTCAAATATGGTGGAAGTTTAATAGTAGCAAGTAATAGACCTGCTGATTCATCTTCAGCTAATGCAGGTTCAATAGAATCTCCTCCTTGAACAACTCTTAATTCACCAGTAATGTAACCATATTTTTGATTACTTGGTGTTAAGTATACCTTGTCAACTCTACCAGTATAGAAATCATAATCCAACCCAAATATAGATTCTGGGGCAGGGACCTTTTGATTGAATGGAGTAGATGATGTGTAAATATTAAAAGCAGAATTTATTTCTTTAAAAGGACTATCAATACTACCACTAGTACCACCAGCAATGGATGGGTTTGTATAATACCTAAAATCAATTATATCAGCCATTGATGCATATCTATATGTCAAAGGAATATCTGAGTATTCCAAATCGCCATATGACTCAACAGAATAAAAATCATTTGTTAGATTTTCATGTTTGAAATAATCGAATGCAATAATAAATTTTTCTGTTGGTTCAGCAGCTGATGATTTTCTAACTAATTTTGAAATTCTATAAAAATCATTGGTATCATTTCTAACAAATTTAAAATCATCTGTTATGTCTTCGTACTTACCATAACTAGATTCTTTAATAAAAATACCAACAACTTGAATTTTAGAGATAACAGTAACTGCAATTGCTAAATTACTACCTGATAAAAATCTTGAATTTGAAAGATATTTAATATAAACTTTATTTGCGGAAGCTTTTGATATAACTCTTGCTTTGACTGTACCAAGAGTTAACATATCACCCTCAGTAATCTGAGAAGAATCATTTAATGTTACAGAATCAAATAGATCAGTAGTCAGTGTTGCATCATTTACAGCTTTGTGGATGGCATGTACTTTGATTACATCTGGATATTTTAAAGAGATTTCTTTATCTGTATACCTAGTACCATACTTATTATTAGAATCATTTTTTTCTAAATCTACTGATAGAAATTTATAAGTTTCTGCTGTTTTTTTTCTTACTGTTGGATTTGAAATTCTTACGTTATAATACAAAGTTGCAATAGTACCAGAAGGTAATGCTGTGGTGATAGTAACAGTATTTCCTGATGAAGATTGATTAAAAGCTACTGATTGAGTAGCTGTCACAATAGCAATACTACTTGTATCAATTACATTACCTGTAGATGCTTGTAATACAAAAATTCCGTTAGTATCTGCAGTTTTTGTTTCAACAAATAATCTGTTGTGTACATATGGAAAATTTTCTCCCACAGATTTAACTGGTTTTAGTGAAATTTTACTAGTAAACCCAGTCTCAGAAGAATATAATTTACAAATTTGTTTACGTACACTATAATAAGTTCCGTCCGGTGTATTAGGGGGTGATGATAAAGTAATTTCAGTTCCAGAATCATTAATACTATCAACTTGTACTGCAGTTTCAGAACCAATTGCAACACTAGATTTTTCAGATAATTCAAAATTAAATGCAGTATTAACACCAGTTAATTTATTAGATGAAACACTAAATGAGGAACCAGATATTGGTAAAGAATCTAATTTAATATTGCTCGAGAATCCGGTGGATTTTGCAACTTTTCTTGTATTTTCAAGTAAATATTTTTTAGTTGCAGTGATAGTTGATGCAGAAATTAACTGATTATTACTAGAAAGAATAGATTCTCCAGATATAAAATTACCAGTAACTTGTGTTAATCTTATTACTTTTGTTGATGCATTTACAAGGTCAACAAATGCAGTAGATCCAGATAAACTACCGGTAATAAAATCTTCCTCGACAATACCATCAACAGAACTTAGAGTTAACTCTTCATATAATGAAATTCTATTAATATATAATCTATCAGAATTTACTAATCCTACAGCTTTTGCAATACCAATGTTAACATCATCAGCATCTTTTAAAAATAAGGCATCACCAAGATTTACTGTGCCAGATACAATCGGTAAATTTTGATCACTTCTTGCTATTTTAAAATAAGAACCAATTTGCAATACAGACCCTTGATTATTAAGTGTTTGAGTTTTTCTTGGTTTTGGAACTAAAGTATATTGCTTTCTTTCATTTAAAACTTCAAATCCTTCAACATATGCTTTACCTTCAGATAACTCAATAGCATAATAATCTTTTCCCAATATGTATTGAGTCGTACCATCGGTATATTCGTTAGCACCAATATCAACAGCGGCCGCACCTGGTGGAATTTCATCTACAACTGTTCTTCCATCATAAGAAATTTCGTTAGCGTAATATACACCACCATTTACGCCATCATTTAGTGCTTCTCTAATTTTAATAGTATATGGTTGTGTTGTAAAACTACCATGGTTACTATATGTTCTTCTAGCTAGATTCTTTTCTAGTTGAGAATATGCAGATTGATATGCATCAGCCTGTTGAGTTATTACACCATCTTCAAATCTCATCAATTCGATGAAATTGGAATTTTCAGTTATTAATAGATTTTGTTTTACTAATTTTAAATCAAACTTTAGTCTATCTGCACCAGGAGAGGCAAAATTTGTAGATCCCAGTGAATTATCATATAATGTAGAATCTTCTTCAGCACTAACAACAGTTTCTGTAATTTGAAGTCCTACTTTATATGTTGGTTTTGTATTATATTGTTCCAATATAATTTTTTGTGGTAAAACCTCTACAAAAAATCCTCTAATAAAATAAACACCAGCATTAATATTTACAGTAGAACCAATATATGATGTTGCATTCTGTACAGTCGTAACAGCTACAGCAGCTCCTTGTTCATCCAAAAGAATTTCATTGTTTTTAAACTCTTTTAATTGTTCATTATTCTCTTCAATGCCACCATAATTATATGAAATGTATAGTGTCGTTGTATCTTTTTCGGAGTCTGTTGCTGATAACGTATCGGTAACTTCTGCTTTGACCCCCGAAAAAGCGCCTGTTAAAATTTTTCCTTTTAATGATTGTAAATATGATTCTACAGAAATTCCATTTATTAGTGGTTGCACTAATACTGATTTTGCAGTCAAATCATAGTTTACATTACCAGGTATTACAAGAGAACCATCTTTAAAAATGTGCTGACCAAATTTTTCTACTTGATTCTGCAATACAGATTGTAGAGTATTAAGTTCTCTAGTTTGTACAGAATATCCTGGTTTAAATAATACTTTTTGATAATTCTTTGAACTATCAAAATCATCAAAGTATGGAGATATTTTGAGATTTGTTTCCTGCATTTATAGGGCCTTCAAGGGGATTGCTTTTGATTATTTATTTTAAAATTCCACAACCAATTTGATATCTTCAACTTGGTCATTTGATCTGTTTATTGCTTTTCTATTTTCAACATAAATTATATTACCACTATTTTTTTTAACTTCTGAAGAAGCATATCCATTAGTAAATGTTACACCAAAAGATGTTCCACTACCGTCAGGAGTACCTGTTGCAGTTCCTTGTGAAGTTGTAGATGTAATTGAATTAGAACCACTAAATGGTATTAATTTATATTTATTCTGAGCTGTTTGATTTGATTCATCAATAAATTCGTTTTGATAATACCTCAGTACATTCAAAGTAGAATCCCAATGAATTACTCTACCAGCCGCACCGGTAGTAGATTGGGTTATAATTTTACCAGGTTCAAAATCATTAGTAGGAGCTCCAACTCCACTAGTTGGAAATTTAATTGAAAGACAAGCAGTTGCTGTATCTGTAATTAAATCTGTATTGCTTGGTGTTTGTGGATCTGCGACTAATCCATATCTTCTGAACTGGGAGTCAACAGGAACATCACCATCACCATCAAGAAATTCTAGAGCCTTGTTAATCATTACTCTATACCCACCCAACTCTAATGCAGGATTTGAACCATGACCACCAGGTGGAGAAATTATTACTTCAATTGATCCTGTTAGTGTAGTACTAGAACCAGTTCTAGAAAGTGCATTTGCAATACTAGTATAAGCTTCTCCTAGAAGAACTGTTCCTCTAGTGTAATCAGAACCAACTTGTGATAACAAAGCCCTATCAATTTTACCAGCATTACTACCAGTAGCAGGAATTATAATTTGTGCAATAGCTTTTGTTGCATCATTTCCTGCACCACCATCTCCAATAATTGGACAATAGTAAGTATTTGATGTTTGTCCAGTGTTGCCATTATTAGTAATAAGTAATTGGTCTATAGAACCTTCAATTGCAGCTGCAACAACATTGGTATCTTTTTTTACCGGAATAAAATCACTAGAAACAAATCTAATGTAATCTGAAATATTGATGGTATACATATACTTCCATCTATATTTGTCTGCTGTAGAATCACCTCCAATTATACCCGTATCAGTTCCCTGTGGTTCTACAGTAGATTCTCTACCATCTGGGTCTGATGGACTAATACCATTGTAGATACACTTATATACTTGATAATTACTGTTTATAACATAAAATTGAGCGTCATATAAACTAGATTGTCCATTCAGAGATAAATTACTTGATGTATAATTATTTTTATACATGTCATACTTAACACCAGATTTCCAAGTATTTCTTCTAATTACTTGAGAAAGATCTGATCTATTAACTCTTTTCATAGAAATCATATCATCATAAATTTCATTCATATCATTGAATGAGTCAAATATTGATGGTGGTTCAAATTCGCTTACTCCACTAACTCCATCATATCTTTCTAAATCCCAAGATTGAGATCTTCCAGTAAATAGATAAATTTTACTTCTATATTTTATTGCAGACTGATCGCTATCAATAACGGGAACGTCAGAAGAATCATATGGTTCTTCCAGAGATTCCATAAATTGTTCCGCTGCAAAAACCCTAAAATTATCGGTGACTAGTGAAGGCATTACTTTTTCGGTTTCTCTTTTATACTTTTATTTATCAGAGATAATTGTCGAAATATACAGAAGTTCCTGTTGTTTGGTGAGAAGATGCGGACGTTCCAGCAACTCCTCTAGTAATACCAATTAATGTATTACTAATAATTTCTGTATATTCAATAACCTCTTCCTTTTCATCAGTTCCGTTGAGGATAATGACACGATGACTATCATAACCAGTTCCAGGATTTTTTATATTAACACCTGTTAATGTGCCAGACACATTTAGAACTGGTTCAAGAACACACCCAGAACCACCGCCACCAGTTACTGCAATAGCAACATCGCGATCATCCATACTAGAACCACCTGAAAGTATTTCCATATCAATAATTTTACCATTAAAAACTTTCACGTTATTAATTTGAGCAACAGTACCAGAATTGGAAGTTACTGTTACCACTGGTGGATTACTTGATAGTCCAGTAGCATTTCCAAGTACTACAGTAGTAGATGAATTAGTTAGAGCAGTATTAAGTTTAGTTGCTTTTCTAACTTCGGATTTATGTATTGGTTGTTTTTTATATGATGTAGCGTAAACTGTTGCAATAGCAGTTTGATCATTATAAACATTTCTACCAGGATATTGAAGTTCTATTGACGATGCATCAACAACGTTTTCTCCAATAAGAGTTTTAACACGAGCAACTGCTTTTGCACTAGAACCAGTTCCTTTTGTACGAATTACAACAGGATTTTCATAATACCCACCACCATCTGTCATTGTAAATCCTGAAACTATTCCATCAGAATAGTTTGTAGTGGCAACAAATCCTGAAGGACTATTATCTGTATATGATGCTGTTTCTAATACTGTTGGTGAATTTATCTTTGTAATAGTTCTTGGAGAACTTTCTCCAGAAATATAAAGTTCATCACCAACAGATACTTGATTAAGTCTACTAAAGACTTTTACATTAGCAGCAGTTCCACGGAAATCTAAGAATGATAGTCTTGATCCTGAAACACTATTTATGAATACTACATTATTATTATCAATATAAAAATCATACAACGGACTTTGAACTTCTCCATCTTTAATAATAATGATCTGATTTTCAAGTTCTCTAGGTCTTTCTATGTGTGCGTTCGGATAGTAAACATCACTTGATTTTGTTAATGGGAATACAGTTCCTGAACCACTAGCAATTGTATCCAACTTATCAAACATACCAACAGATCTCACAGAAATAATATCACTAGAAGATGGTGAAGTTGTAAACTGAATTTGACTTTCATTATCTCCAGTTAATGTAAATTGGTGACCAGGTTCCAATAACTCACCATTTTTTGTAACTAACAAACTTGTAGGATCTGGAGTCGAATCATCACTAACAGTGCCAGGAGGCATAAAGTTTTCTTCTCCATCAAACATATTGAATGTGTTTCTTGAACCATCGAATGGCGTATGTATTTCATCTAATAGATGGAATAACCCATTAAATTTAATTGCAAATAACGAACCAGTTGTGTGTGCAGTTGATAATGTAATGGTATTATTATCATCCCAAGTAAAATCACCATTTTCGGCAAATTTCCACACATTGTTTGAAAATATAACTAATCCTTCTTTATCATAATTTGAAGAATATGTATCTGAAAGATTATAAGTATTTCCGGATACATTTGTTAAACTCTTTAGTTTATTATCATTCATTTTTACGAAGAAAAATGTATCGGATAATACGGGAGGAGTAGTAAATTCAACCTGTCTGTCATTGGAAATTAAATTATATTCTGCTCCAGGATTCAGTACAATACCATTTTTGGAAATAAGAATATCAGCATTTTCATCAACTTCATTAACACTCCAATTATTTTGGTTAAAATAGATATTAAAAATAGTTTTAGTACCATTTGGACAATTTTCAAAATCATCAAGTAAAATTAATGATGGATATTTAGTGATGAAAACTTGAGTTGGATCAAATCCATCAGTATGTTGCAATACAATAGTATCATTATTTGTAACTGTAAAATCACCCCTACGTTTAAATCTAGGAACACCATCCGCAAATAATATAATATCGTCATCTTGAGAACCACTTAAAGCAGACGATAATGTATAAGTTTTTGTACTAGAAGTAGAACCAGATTGTGTAAATGATAATTCTTCTCTACCATAAACATATAGTAAATATATGTCATCAGACTCTATTACATTAGTGGTAAATTCAATAAATCCTTGACCAATAGTATAGTCTTCTGTGGGATTTTGAACTACACTATTTCTCATGACCAAAATGTGAGCTGGATCATATCCCAAACTATTATTATATGGTTCATACTTATCAGTAGGATCTAATCGATTTACCCAAGATAACTTGTATCTAGTTGGTTTAATTTGAACACCATTCTTGGTCTGAGTAAGTTTTGCATAGTTGTCATCAATAAAATCTACATATACGTTATCATTACCAATTGTAATAATGTCTATTTTATCATTGAGTTCAAAACTTGGATTGACAAATGTAATAGTAGATCCAGAAAGTGTATACGAAATACCAGGTTCTTGTACAACACCATCTATAGAAACTAACAATCCATTAACATTAGGAATATTGGTAACAGCTGAACCACCAGAGGTTAAATTGTATGAATTAGTAGATGTGTTTGATACTGTAATTTCATCACATTGAACAAACATGGTAGCATCACTTCCATTGTATGCATATATGGAGACATTATCATTTGTCTTAGATACGTTATCTGTAAAATTAAATGTATATATTCCAGAAACAGGACCAGATACTGTATATGCACTATTTGGATTTTGTTTTACACCATTCACAAAAATAATAAAATCATTAGCAGTAAAATTCACATAAACTGATAGTGTATTTGAATTTACTTGACTTATATCTGATTGCGTAAAAGTTCCAAGACCAGATTTTTTCAAATTTAACATGTAAATATAGTCTCCAACTTGTTGTGGAGCAACATCAAACACAATAGTTGGATTAACTGTACCATTAACAGTATAATCAATATCATATACTTGATGAACTCCATTTCTGAAGACTACCAGATTATTTTCTTGTATTAAATTACTAGCATTATAATTTTGTGTTATTGAAAATTCTTTTTGAATACCATCAACATAATTTCCAAAATCAAGTCTTTGATTTCTTTGTAAATTACCACCATATGAGAACCACGCAAATATCTTTCCTTCCTCATCTACAGTTGGTGCCTCGGAAAAATTAATTTGCCAAGTTCCAGTGTTACTATTTTCAGCAAGAACATAATCTACACCAGGTTTTTGTATAACACCATTTCTTGACATGTACAGGTGTAAATTAGTAGTTGATGTATAATTAAATACTGCACCATCAACAGCAAATGGGAAAGAAGTTCTTACTCCATCAAAACAATATAAATCATCAAACATTACATTATTAGTACTTACTGGTTGCAGCTGTCTGTTAAAATAAATTAAACTTATATCATCTGAATTTGTTGGAGGTGCAACAAAAGTAATTTTATTATTATTTACAGATTGTGTCTGTGAATCTGGTCTCTCTAATTTATTATTTTTAATTTTAAAAATATCACCAACATTTCTTACATACTTAGGAACTCCTCTATCAGAAAGATTGAATGTAGTTCTTGATCCATTTTGTAATACGTTTATTCTATCAAGAATAGCACAATTTTGACTGTTAGTATTTGAAACATAATCACTTACAAAATCAAGTATGGTACATTTTTTAGTGGAAGCATAAGTTTGTGAAAAATTAATTGTACTACCAGACACAGAATATTGATCATGATCTAAAATATCATTATCAATATAAACAATCAAACTCTCTTCTCCATTACGTGGAGTATAGGTTTCTCCATTAGTTTCTAATGAAAAAGATTGTGTAGATCCATCAAGTGATATAGCGTCTATTACCTCAACATAACTATCGGAATGACTAGGACTTGTGTATATAAATTTAGTATCAAAACCTTCAACTTTAGTAGAACTTACCGGAACAATGGTTCCGTCAATATATTTTTTTCTAATTTCATAAAGTGATTCTGGTTTTTTTACAGCATTAGATTCAATCTTCTCTAAAAATTTAGTTTTTTCGCAAGGAAGTTGTTTGAGAATTTTATTTTGATTGAATGTTGAACTATCAAGTTTTTGACATGTGATATTACCATCATAATACCAACCAAATATTTCATTTGAAGGAATTGATTCAGAAAATACAATTTGATTTCCAGTAACCGTAAAATCGGTTAATAGTTGTGTTTGGAATATACCTGTGCGGAATATAAGTAATTGACAATTACTTGTAGGAGTTTGAGTAATTGTATACGTAGTTCCAGATCCAGTGAAAGTTAATGAACTTAAATTAGTATGTCTTACAGCTATTACATTAGAATCATTACTAACTGATTGACTCGTTTCTACAGCATTAGCGGAAACAGTTAAATTTGCAGGATTTTGAACTACACCACCAATAGAAATAATAAATTCGTCTAAAATAGAACTGGTTATTGGATAAGAAGATTTTTCTAAACTAAATGAGAATGAAGTTTCATTTGCATTTAAAACTTGATTATCTAATTTCACAAATGAAGTGTCAATAGTATACAAAACAATTTCATCAGAATTATCAACATTATAACGAGGAATATAAGAAGTAGGATTTTCTGATATTTCATAACTTTCACCTGGTTCCTGGAAAATACCATTCCAGAAATTAAATGATTTATTTGTAGCATCAGATATACCAAATGCAAATTTTTTATCTACTTGTACTAATATTTCACCAAGTACAAAAGATTTATTATTATTATAAACTTCAACAATTAAAGAAGACTCAGTAACTTCTTTAATTCTTCCAACCGCTTCTGATACAGTGCCTGTAATGTAACCACCAGTAGTAAACCCAGACGCATTTGATAAGAAAAGTCTTTGTGTACCACATGGAGATAATTTTAATGATAAATCAAGAGTTCTTGAAATTTTAGTAGAAAAAATTACACTACTTTTAAATACATCAAGTGGATTTTTAAAGAAAGATTTTCTTCTTTCTATAAGTTTTTTACCAAACTGTTTAAATCCAGCTGGATGTGTGTTGATATTTTGTTGATATTTCCATTCTTTAGTATCTCTAGATGAAGTTAAACTATAAGACCAATCTTGGTAGTAATTACTATCAGTTATTTTTTGTAAAGATTCACTAGTTCTACCTGATATATTAGGTGAATCAATTTGTAATTGTGAATATGATCTTACTTTAGAATATGCTTTTGATCTTCTAATACTTTGAATTTTTCCATATTTTTTACCTTCTACGTAAATGATATCACCATCTTTAAATTGACCTGAATTTTCATTAAATTCTAAAGATGATGATCTTGAATCATAGTTAACAACATCAATATTAATTGATACTGGAAACAATAAAGAGTTTACAGTTCCAGTTAAAATTTGTTTAGGAAATAAGTTTTTCCTTCTCAATTTTGCCTTTAGTATTGCATTTTTACCAGTTTTTGTAGTAACAGTTAATGTTGGTTCTTCATTAAAATTCATACCACCATCAAGAACTGATACTGATGTAATAGTTCCGAGATAAACATTTAATTTTAATCTCGCCAAACCAGTTTCACCATTTACCAAAATAGTATCTGTATCAAAATATTTGTCGCCACCATCAACTATCTCAACACCATAAATTTCAAAATTATTAATAATTTTAGCAGTAGATGGAATATTCAAATAATGATTTACATTACTATTTGCAGTGATCGAAGAACCAACTGAACTATAGGATAATTTTTTAAGTTTTCCTATCGTACCAGAATTTGATTGAATTATGGCTTTCCCATTACCAGCTTCAGTATTTTCTGTTCCTTTCTTAATAAGTCCAGTAATAGTAGGCAATTTTTTATATCCACTACCAGCACTTGTTATAGAAATTTCTTCAATTGGTCCCCTAGCACCATAAGATTTTGCACTGTAAGAAATATTTTCAATCTCATATCCTTTTGATGATTCCAAAGATTGAATAGTAAAAGTTTTTAATGATGTTGATATTACTTTTTGAATACCAAAATAATCTCTAGTCTTATTGATTTGATATATTCTAGATCCAATATGTAAATATAATCTATTTGGAATGTTCAGTGCATTTATAACAACACTATTTGTAGGAGATTTCTCAAGAGTAAAGAACTCATTAGTTTTCTCAAGATCGTAGGTTAATAAAAATTCTGCACCAGTTGGAATATTTAATTGATATGTATATTTAAAATTAACATTAATTTCATAAAATTCAAAATCTTTATATGTATCTACATCTGATGCTGAATCATCTAAAAGTATATCATCTATCAAAATAACCCTAGATGTAGTTTCAGGTTTTCCCAAATAATTATCTAATAAATTAATTTGAATATTATCACTTCCTTGATTATAATCAAAATAAACAAAATCATTTATTGATAAATCATGAACTAAATCCGTAGTAAATGTAGACAATAATCCATTAGCTGATGCAACAATTTTAGATATTGGTTTACCACTAACTTTAGAAACTATAGCACTAAATCCAGAACCATTAGTTAAATTATTATCAACAACTAATCTATCACCAACACGATAATTATCACCTTTATTCTCAATAATAACTGAATCAACACTACCAGGAGAAATTGCTGTAGTTTTAGCAATAGTCTTAACTAAACTGCTATCTTCCTTAGGATATTCATCATTATGATCAAGTCCAGTAAAAATTGTAATACCATTTACAATAATTGGATCAATATCTTTTTCAAATGACCTCGTAAACACAGATGGAATTTTATCATTTCTTCTGCACCTATTATTCATATAATCATCATAAGTTGATGCAAAAGTATCTCCAACAAAATATGGAAATCCATTAAACCCTATATTATCATTACTAGCTGAACCTGATTCTACTAAAGCATTAGTAATAGGATCATATGATTCTAATGTTGTAAAATAACAATATCTTCCAGTCGGAAATTCTGGAGTTATTGAAAATCTTCCATTATGTTCATCTAAATCATTGTCATCACCTTCATTATATTCATAATCTTCAATAAATGTTCCAATTGGATAATCACTTATTGAAGGTCCTCCTGTTCTACTTAAAGTTACATATTTTGTACCATTAGTAGTATTTAAAGTTATAGCTCCAGTAGTTCCAGACGAAACTTCTTTATATTTTAAATTATACCTAGATTTGGTAGTAGTAAATTGAGTTACATACTTAGCATCAGTAGGATCTATTACTAGAGGTTTATTTCTCAGTTCTAAAATACGTCCACTAGCATAAGTTGGAATACCATCATACGAAACACCAAGAGGTAGAGTGTGCATAATAAAACTAGTTAATATTTCATCATCCGTCATATTTGATACTAGTTTACCCAAAGCTGTTTCAGCAGCTGTAATTACAGCTGCTGGAGCTTTTTCTTTCAAATATAAAGCTGAAATTTTCTTAGTATTTTGTAATAAGTAATATTGTTTTTCATCTAAATCTTTAGGAAAATCATTTCTATAATCAATTAATCTAAAGTTTTTTTCATTAATTGATTTTGGTGGAATAGCATCGGAGTCATCATAAACATATCCACCATACGAGTCAATTCTATCGAGTTTATTTAATTGTCTAACTAGATTAAATGTCCATTCATTTAATTTAGATGAGATAAGTGATTTTCTAGTCTCGGATGATGTAATTTCTACTTTTGGAGCTAATGTGTAACCACTACCACCATTAACAATAATAAATCCATTTACCTTACCATTAGAAATAGTACTGGTAACAACTGCACCTGATCCACCTCCTCCCACAATAGTTACTACTGGAGGGAAAGTATAACCACTACCTCCCTTAATCAAGGATATTGAAGTTACAGCGCCAGATGAGGTATAAGCAATTGCTCTTGCTCCACCTCCAAATTCAACTTCAACCGAAGGAGCAATATCAAATGTTGCTGGAATATCAACAAATCCGTCATTTGCACTTGATGATGAACGAACTTCAAGTTCATTATAATTATCTTTATAAAAATTAAAGTATGAAACTAAAGGACCTCTAAAGTCAACAATTCTATCTGAATATAAACTAAATGGGACATCTACATGCCACTCATTAGATCCATTAACTTTACCACCACCAGAAATTCTAATTGTTGGTAATGAAATATAACCTTCACCAGAATCTTTTATAATAATATTATCAATAATTCCATTTTTATAACTTAACTCTACTTTTGCTTCTCTAAAATATGATGGGTTTAACTGTTCGGATATAAATTCAAACTTAGGATTAGATAGAGCGGGAGTAAGATAACTTAATGATACTGGATTTGAATTTAAAAGAGCTTCTGATTTTGTTCTATGAAGAGTAAATTTATCATCATCAACTTTTCTGACAAAATACTCAGTATTATTTCGTAGTGTTATAAAAGAGTCTTCTCCACTAGTAACTTTAAAAGTTACTTTTAAAGCAGTATCAAATTTATGATTAGTTTTGGTAATAATTTTGGTTGAAACATTTAATCCAGTATAACTGGAAAATAATTGTTTAATTTGTAAATTATTATTAATTACCGAAATATTTGGTCTAGTACTGAATCCCTTTAGATAATCTGTTGATGACCAAGCAATTGCTAATTTATTAAAATCTATAGATCTTAATGATGAAGAAATTTTTATCAGGTTATTAGCACTACCAACAGTTAGTGAGTCAGATAATTTGAATACTGGTAATCCTGCAGGATCTTCTGTATATCCAAAACCATTACTATCTTCAGTATATAAGACTGGATAATCTCCACCATCACCAATATAAAAGTTTTTAATATAACCATATGATACTGTATTACCTTTATAGGAATTTATCTGTACAGCATCAAGATTTAATCCTATTAATTTTTTATTTGTTCTTCCTACCCCAACTGCTTGGGTCTCAGATACTAAACTACTTTTTTTCCACCTAGTTAGTAATCTTTGATTAGTAAACGCAACCTTTTTCTTATCATCTACACTCAATACAGTATTTAAATCAACTATTTTATCCCACCATCTAGGAATACCAGAACCTGCAACATAAATGTATTCTTGGAAATCATACTGACTAGAATAACCAGTCAATGATTGATATGACGGTAGTGATTTAATATTGTTGGTTTCTTGTGTAGTGCTACTTGATGTCTCTGTAATAGAATCTCTGGTTCTATTAGTATTTGTAGCTAAAAGTGAAGATAATCTATCAGAAATTTCTGGAGTAGTAAACGAAAAAGCTTCTACATTAGGACTATCAAATCTTGCAAATGAATATGTAGTTTCACTATGCAATGATCCACCTTCTTCAATTACAATGTCACCAGGTAAACCCAATAATTGAAATTTTGGATTCGTAAGTAGAGAATTATTATAATCGAAGTAGAATGTATGATCTAATCTATTTTTACCAGCATACTCCCAAAGAATTGGATTTGAATTAACTATAGTACCATCATACTCTTTACCGTCTGTATGAGTTGGAGCAGTTGTTCCGGAAACTCCACTATTTTTTGATACATATAAATTTTCACCATGAAATACATAGTCTCCAATACTAAAATTTGTAGCGGTGGACCATGGTGTATTTTCTTTTAGTCTAGCAACTGATATTACTTCATCTTTAACATTAAAATTAATAGTACCACTACCAGAATAAGAACAATCAAATAATTGATGTGCGCTTCTATACTTATATAATATTTCCTTTCCATTGATGGATACAATACCATTAGTAATAGGAAATCTAGTTACTTCATCTACAGTCAAAACAAAGTTAGTTGTAGATGAAGTAACTCCATCAATCTGTTTTGTAATTACTGTAGATGGGGGTAAAAATATTTTGTTGATGTCACTATTTGTTGTTATATCAAATGCAAAAATATTTTTTGATAAAGTAACACTATTGTCTATCTCAATGTCAACTCCAGGAACACCAAAAACAGGATCAGCATTTTGCTTTAATGTAATTACTTCTGGCAATTTATCATCTTTTAAAAAATATCCATCAATCAATCTACATTTGATAGTTTTTTTATCTGAGAATGATGAATTGGAAGTTTTAAAGGTATAATCTTTAGGAAACTCAATTTGTTGCTCTTCACCATCAATTCGTAGACCACTTCTATTATTAGATGGACTAATAAATGATTGAGAAATAAAAGCTCTGGCTTTTTCACCAGAATCAGAATAAATTTCTTCGTTTGGTAAAAAATAACCAACAACATCATATAAAATTAACTCATCAGTATAAGTATCGTAATATTCTACTCTACCAGATCCGGTTCCAGATATATTTTGTACTAATTCATCTTCCTTAAAATTAGATGGTCTTACTCTCGCAGTTACAGCGCCTTGATATCCCTCACCTTTATCAACAACAGAAACTGCAGTTATAGTACCGTCAGAATTTATATCGGTTACTTCAATAATTGCTGTTTTATTTTTTCTAATTTGTGTAGTGAGATCAATTGATCCAATACCACTACCAAGTATATCTACAATTGGTGGGTTAATTAATTTATTATTACTATCTTTTCTATCATCATATCCACTACCACCATCTTGGATTCCAACCCCTGCCTGCAAAAGATATGATCTTGAGCTATTAATTTTTAATTTTGCACCGACACCTCTATTTTTTATCTTAAAATTAAATTTTCTGTCGTTAAATAAAATTCTGAATAAAATTCTATGACTATTTAAACTTCCCTTTGAAGAATAAAAAGATTTAATATTTTTAATAAATGATGATAAATCAAGAGATTCATCTAAAACTTCAGGAATTAATGGAGATAATTCTGATTTAATTCTGGATAAAAATTCATTTGCATAATCATATGCAATATTTTTTACACTAACTAAATTTTTATGCTCATCTGCAGTAGAACTTGTTAGATATAAATTTGATTTTGGTATACTATTTAAAACAAGAGCGGAAGCACCCCTCTCACACTCTAAAAATTGAGTTGTTGTTCGATTTCTATAAAAAATTATCTCATCATCTATTTTTATGTAACCGTTAGTTTCAGGAAAACCTATTGTACTTTCAACAGTAATAGTTTTAGCTGTATCTGTTAAATTACCACTTTCTATTAATTTTGTGTATTCTATTAATCTAGAAGATCTATAATATCCAATATTATAGTAATCAATTAAATTTGATGCAATGTCTAAAGGCTGATACTTTCCTTCTTGCGATTCGTAATACGAAGAAATAAAATTTATAAATTTTTCATTAGTATCTCTAACAAAACTAGGAAACTGATTCTCGACTAGAATTGATACATTTGAAGTCTTTTCTTCTAAGTATTTCATGAGCAGGAATTAGGGTCTGTTTCTGGTCTGAAGTCTTCTATATCAACAAAGTTATTTGGATCATCACCATCACCACCATCTATAGGTATTAATGGTGGTGATACAATTGGAGATATTGGCACAAAACCACCTGGTAAAGGTTCTAATGTAACTCCAATAAAAGGATCATTATCTCCAGTTGGAGTGCTAACTCCCGATGGTAATGTGCCAATACTAGGAAGAACTGGAATATCAGGATCTAAAGTTTCACCTATATCACCTGGACCATCTATTTCATCGTCTTCAATGATAACAGTATCGGTAACTTCATATTCTGGCACAACATCTGGACCAAATATAATATCTAAGACTTCAGGTACTACCATAATATTTATTGGTTCATCCTGACAACAATTTATTGTAAATTTAATTTCACCAGTGTCCGGATTTACCGACCCAACTTCCTGAATCACTTCGCCATCGATACTAATTAGATATATCTTATTATCCCCAGTACAACCAGCATAAGATCCCAAAACTACAGGTTCTGTTATATTTTTATGACAGAAAGGATCGGACAATACATAGTAGTCACCAGCAATATCTGTATTTAATGAAGTAAAGAAATCTACTTCATACAATTTTTCTACTCCAGGTGAAAGAGGAACTAATTGGGATAGATAAATTGGAACTACAACAAATTTGATAGATTGATCCAAGTTTTTAATTCGACACCGCAACTCTAAATCAGAGTATTCTCCTCCAAAGTCATTAAAATTTATTTTACTAATATAATCTTGAATAGATTCATTTACTAAAGATATTAACTCAAATTCTCTATTTCTAGTTTTTGACTCGTCATATATGATGGTTGGTCTGGCAATAATCTTAATTTTTACTGGATCTATAATATTAACTTGAATAGATCCTACTTTATATTGATTTAATTCTCGTATAATTCGTTTTTTTTGAATTTCACTTACAGACTCGCCAACTTTTGGTTTGATTGAAATAAAAACTTCACCATATTGTGGTGGTGATAGTGTTTCGCCACCGGTAACTCTAACCAAATCTGCATTTGGATAAATTTGTTGGATAATTGATTCATAATCTGAAAGAGTAACTGCTCTTTCTTGAGATGCGTAATATCTTGGCGCTCTATATTTAATAGATCTTATACTTTCATATTCAGATCCACCATCAGATCTTTGTGTTACAAGACTAAAAGAAATATTTGAATAATTTAATTTTGTATTGGTTGCACCAGTTGAACCAACAAAATTACCGGCTAACTTAAATTCACTTCTTATCCCATTTGCTTGACTACCAGATGTAACAATATATGTTAATTTTACTATTTCACCGTCTCTTAATTTTCGTCCAATTACATCATCACCAAAAATAACTTCATATTTTTGATCCTGTACTTCTTCAACAAAGAAAATTTCATCTGAATTTTTTACATCAACAATAGTTTCTTTCTTTACATATTCTTTTTCAACAGTATTTGTTGGGTCTGTAATTACAAACGCTTTAATTGTCTCAGAATCGATATAGTTATTTGGTATAAAAAATCTCTGATGTTCATTTGTACTATCTACAGTATAAAGTATAGAATATTCTGTACCTTCAACTAATTCAACGTCTGTAAATGTAACTGAGCTCCTACCTTTTACATTGATCTGCAAATCTGATCTATTACAAAAAGTATAATTTCTATTATTAACAGATCCTGTTAATACTTTACCAGATTTTATAGTAACATAATCATATGGTGAAACATTATCAATAGTTATATTTGCAATTATTTTTGATGACGTATATGAATTTGATCTATACCCTAATCTTTTTGCAATAGAAACTACATTGTCTCTAAGTACAGCAGTATCAAGATTTAACTCATTTGCCGCCATATTTACGTTATATGACGTATATAAAGTATTATACGCCAAAACGTCAATAAGCATTGATAGGTTAGAACCCTCAAAGTCATAATCAGTAAAACCGTCCTGAAGTTTTATGTAATTTTTTATAGAACTTTTTACCTGTTCAAATTCTAAAGCCGATACTATTGGTAATTCCATTAATTAACTTTCTCTAACTAGGACAAATGATAAATTTTGAACTTCTGGTGGAAGTCCAATTATTAAATATTCTATGTAAACATCAAACCCATTTGAATCATAACTTGCATCAATTTCTATGGTTTCCAAAGAAATTCTTGGTTCATTAGCAATTAATACTGATTCAATTTCTTCAATTAAAGCATTTGCAGATACTTTAGTATGAAGTTCAAATAGATATGAAGTAGTATCAGTTCCTACTGTAGGATTAAAAGGTCTTTCATTAATCTTAGTCAATACCAAATTTTTTACTGATTGTTTTATCGCTTCTTCATTTTTTAAAACTACAATATCTTTAGTAATAGGATTTATAGCCATGTCAAAACTAATATCTTTAAACGATCTGGAAACTTTTCCAAGATAATCAGATACTAAAGACCTTTTATTTGCTATAGAACCAAGGTATTGAGTCATTATTTTAAAAATTACCTACCTTTATACTATATATGTCACTTCCGGCCTATTTTTTACGAAACTCATTTTCCCGCATAATTGATAATTTACTACTCTGCAAGTAAATATCTGATTTTGGGTTCGTTATTAATACTGCAGTACCAAATTCCTTTCTCATTATCTTTGGAACATAGTCTGGATTAGGTGAATTTGCCATAATTTACCCCCTTAAGGTGAATAGTTATTTATTTTTTAGATTCGGATTCAGTTTCCCAAAAATATTCGTCTGTTTTACCCAAACGACCCCATTTTGTGCCGTTCTCGACTTGGTAATACTTGGTGGACACTTTAAAATCAGGGATCTTTGGAGTCTCTGGTGTAATTGAGAGATCATAAATTCGCATTCTATTATTTGGATATAGAGCAAACTGCCCGTTTTCTAGTAAAACACAGTTATGAGACTTGTGTTCATCAGGAACTTCGCTTACGTTAGTGTCAATTGAGTCAATATCACAATGAAAATTATCTAAAGTAAACAAATACTCACCATTCATTGTTCCAAAGTTACGAGTTCGTAATTCAATATCCATCGAAGCAATAAATTGCTTTTGAATTGCTATAATACCATAGTCCATACAATTCCAAAACTGTAGGTTAGGAAGGTCTAGATCTGGTTCAGGAGTCTCTGGGCGATCCAGGAACGCACTAATTGGTAACTTATCATACATTGCACCATATTCGGAAAGATAAGTCTCAAAATAAAAGGCACGTCCAGGTATGGACTTTGCTGATACCCAGACACCCTCAACAAATTCGCCAAAACCAGTTTGGTGATCAGTAAGATATTCTTTTCTTACATACACTTTTTTTGCTGGTAAATTGACTACTAGACTCACTTTCCTTGACCTCTGTATGCTTTTTGTTTACCATTACGACTAGTTGCAGAAAGTTTAGTATTTGTACTACGTCCCTGACGAGTCATTTTAGGAAGAGCCTCACTATAACCGGTTTTAATCAAACTAGTACCTTTCATTTTAGCCATAATTTTTTTATTAAACTATTACAATTATACAGTATTTGACTAAATTAGTCAAGTAAAAACGTTTACTGATCCACTGATCCTTACGTGTCCACAACTATCTGGAGCTCCCACATTTGTTACGGGAAACCCTTGTATTACCACATTTGGTTTAAATGAAGTGGTAACTGCAAAGTGAGTCGGTTTTGAATCATGTGGTGAAACAATATCACCAGCCGTTGAACTGGGACTACCATTAGTAAAACATCTTATAGCTTTTACACCAATTACTGGAGCAAAGTCTGAGTTAATATCACCTAATCTAACTTGAGGTGCTGACATTTTAAGTCCCCTTTAATCTATGAATCCAATGTTGAGATACACTAAATCCCCTCTCATAACTACTTATAACAGAAATTTTTGGTTGATCTACTGCACTAATTAATTTAGATACTTCTGGTGTTGACTCTAAATTAGATGCAAATACCTGAACTTCACCAGTACCAGTTCCTGTACCAGTTGCTACAAATACATCTCCAAATTTTGGATCTTTAGGACCACCAAGTTTACTCCATTCTGTATCACCAACTAAAGTAATTTTATATCTCACACCAGTTTCAATATCAGAAGTCGTACCACCAATTAACTGTTGACTTGTAGTATTGAATAACTCCCTAGACACATTATCAAATGATGTATCAGATTTTGAACTATAGTATACAATTTCTTCACCAGAATATGAAAAATATGGGGCATTATTTCCATTCTCATCAGTTTCAATTTTTTTAGTATATTTTGGAATTATTAAATATCCATTTGACAAGAATCCAGCAGTTGTTTCAACCTTTATACTAGTTGCAGAAGAAGTAATATCTTTAGTTATTTTTGCTCTAACAGGAGTATCTAAATATGGGTTACCAAGATTCTCAAGTGTTTCACCAATATGTTCAGTAAGTTCATTAAGTCTGAACCAAAAAATCTTATAGAAATCCATTTGATAACTTACATTTGGTTCCCACAAAACTCTAGGGTATATTACTGCACTTGGTGCATTTACATCATCATCACTGTTTCTATCAATATAATCTAAATCTCGTAGTTCTGGTGGTAGAGATGAATTAGTTGATTCATAGTATGCTCCACTACCAAAAGAGTCTGATCTTTCACCAACATATAAGTTATCCTTATCATCTTTATCACCAGGAGTTACCCAAGCAGCACTATTAGTACATCCACTTCCAGCAATTGGTGCGACATACCCTGGATCATCAGAAGGAAGACCATTACCAGGTGTACCAGGTACTAGATTACTCGGAGGGCCCGTTACAGCACCAGGAGAAGAAATTATATTACTAACATAACCATCACCATCGGTTTGAACATCAATATTAATGACTCCAGTAACATCACCAGAACTAACTGTAAATGGGTTTACACCAGTTGTACCATCCCAATTCCAACATGGTTTTGAACGAATTACAATTCTGGGTTGGTTAATTGTTGTAGCAGGATCTAAATCTAAATTTGGAAGCATATAACGATCATCAGCAATAATTAAATCTTCGATATAATACTTAACTCTATCCATAGATGGGGGGAGAGCTCTAAATGAGTCAACATTATTTCTACTTCCAGAATTATCTTGTCCTTCTACAGCAGGAGGCAGATTAGCAATTTCAGTTTCTTGTGGTACAGCTTTCATTGAAGTATCTGTTGCTTTTTTAATTCCGTTTAACAAAGAATCTTCATTACTCACAATTAACTTATAATAATCATCAGTCATAAAAGAAGATTGAGAGATTGAATTATTAATAATATTAGATAATTTGTCCTTAAGTTGATCTGTTGTAAGATACCCATCATCTTCATTTTTATTTAAATCACCCTCTGGACCAAATTTTGCTAGACATGCATCATCAATTTCTTTAATAACGGTATCAATTGATTCATCAATAGTAGATATTTCTATATCTGGTTCATATCCTTTAAAATAATCTAAAATAATTTGATCACCACACATATCATCATGAGTAGATGATGCTTTTTTACCACCTAATGCAGATATAACATAAGAATTAATATTTCGATATAGAGTAAGAATATTTTGACCAGATCCATATTGAGCTAAAAACATATTAAATGTTTTTCTATCAATTGGAGCAAATGTAAATGAATAATAAATTGAACTAATTTTATATGAAACTTTATTCTTTGGACTCCTCATCAAATATTGATTTTCTGACTTGGTTCCATTATCCCAACGTACAGTGCCAAGAACCCAATCACCATTATCATCAGAATCTTTTTCTGGAGTACATGTATCATCTGTAGAATAAAAGATAGGAGAATATTCAATTTGTTTTCTATTACTAGAATAATAAACTCCTACAACTGCAGATCGATTTACAATTCCTTTACCAGCTCTTACTTTAATTTCAATATTTGAATCAGATGTATATGTTTGATCTGCAGTAAAATCACTTCCGCCACTAAGTGTTGCATAACATAAAGTATGTACACTTACACGATTTACTGCAGAATCTGCAAATTTTATAGTTTTAACTTTTTGTTTGTTAACATTTTTTGAAATATAAATGATATTATTATTACTATCAACTGCAGTAATTTTAGTTGCTTCTTTAATACCATCACCAAAAACTTGCATACCGGCAACTAAATCATTAGTTGCATTTAAATGTAACCATCCATTTGTATCTTCATAATCATTAACTGTTGCACCTAATGATAAAAATTTACTCTCTGAAATTCTAGAATCAGATTTATTTTTATTGGAAGATTCAGATGCAGTTCTTTTGAGTGCTACATCAACAACATAATTAACAATATTTGTAACTGTTGCACCATTTACAGTATCGCCAATTGATAATAGTTTTGTAGTTGAACCAAAATCTTGGGTCGCTGGTTTACCAAAACTTACCGACCATTGTCGAACAAAACTATTTGTTCCAGTATGATCACTAAACCATACTGCAAATTTTGTTCCACTAATTAATTTAATTCTAGAAACTGAAAATTGTGCCTGACTTAAACCAGATGCACTTAAATTTGACTCAACTCTAAGTTGAATATCATTTTTTGATGCAATATTTACACCACTAATTTCAACTTCATAATGTTTTCTTAGATTAGAATTATCTCCACCACCAAGATCAGCAACAGCTTTTGGTGTGATAGTTACATTACTATTAGATGAAGTTAAACTATTAGTTGTATTTGCTGGATCATTAAAATTATGAACAATTGTTGATTTATTATTTGTAGAGTCTGTTGTTATATTCTCTGGTGAGTAATTAAAAAAGATTGCATTATCATCAGTACCACCATGGTATAATACAGGGTTACCAAGTTTTTCTTTAAGTATATCTTTATCTGTAGCAGGTGAATTGGTTGGTGTTCCGGCAATTGTTAAATTACCTTTAGAATCAAATTTTGCTGATACTGAACCACCAGATGTTCCTGATACACTAATACTTACCTGTGCATTTGCATCCTTACCATCTTTATCATAAAATTCAATCTTAGATCCGCCATTCTTTACTGCAAAACCACCTTGGTTATCACTTGTATTCATTATATAATCACCACCGGTTAAAGTTATAGTTTCACTAGAACTTCCCGTTTCACCAGATTGTTTAAACTGTACACCAGATCCACTCCACCCAACAGTGTTTAATGCAACACCAGCAGTGCTTGGATCATCATCCCAACTAAAATTAAAGGTAATTGTCGCGTTTACATTACTTGGTGGTCCATCAGCATCACCACCGATCTCTCCAGATTCAGCATCAAAATTTAATTTACGATATGTCCAATCATCTTGCACCCAATAAATTTCACTATCAGTTTTATCTAATGTAAATCCACCATTAAATGTAGTCGTTATAGGATGAACAATATATGTGGTAGAAGTTCCTGATGGATCACATGCACATACTTTTGTTTCCTGAATAAATCCACCAACATTTCTTGGTTTTAATGTATGTGTTGTAGACCAATTATACACATGTTGAAAATATTCTTCGTCGTATGTAATAAATGGTCTTATCTGTTTCTCATATCTTGGAATTCTTGTTTTACTCTTTGTTTCTCTAGTGGTATCTTGATCATAGAAATATTCGCTGCTCAGAATATTATCTAAAATATTATTTGTATCCCCATCCACATAATCACCTACATCATTGATATAATTAAAACGCATATGCAGAGGTTCACGTTCATGAAACGTTGCATTCTTTATCTCTGCACCATATGAATCCGTACCAGAAAAAGAGCTCTGAGTACCATTGCCAACCTCAAAGTGGTTGTATCGAATGATATTGGATAATGTACCAACAACCGGTGGTAGCGCTGCCGATTCTGGTGGATCCCCTGAAGCACAACTTACGCCTTCTGGACTAGTATATTCTAATGTGCGATTCTTAAAAGACTCTGTAGGTCTTCTATTACCAGTTTTTGATCTATCTTTCTTCGCCATAACTTACAGAAATTCGCGTGCTTAATCACCTACCTTATGTAGGCGCAGGCCCGGAAGTCCATTGTAGTCATGATACTCCCACTCTAATATATCCCCCTCTTCCCATTGAAGTTCATCAACAAGTGATGGGGGAATTGTTACGAGATATTCATCAGTATCTGAGTTATACTGAACTTCAGTACTAAATTCATTGATATTCATTTGATTAGTATTACAATTCTTCAGTATATATCAGAGTTATTCCCAATCTTGCAATACTGGGTGATATTTCAGATATTCCCAAAATGTCATCTTGAGTTCTCTCTGTGTCATCCCACAATGTCTTGCAGCTTCTGGGAGGTTCATTGATGCATGATACAACCCTTCGTGTGCTTCCCTGACATTCTCCGGAGTTGTCTTCTTGGGAACTTCTGAGAGTTCCCTTTTATTTACTTGAAGTAGATTCATAAGAGAATTTTTGGCTGGCAAAATTTTTTTTATATAGAGTGTTATTGAGTGGTCGAATCTGGTCCGTTATAGATTAGGGTAGTGCGGCGTTTTCGCTCACGGACGGGGGACCAGAGGCCAGGCCCTCCCGTTTCCTCTCTTGACTCAGCCGGATGTCTTGAAGTAAGATGAGGCGTTGCCGGCGACGACTGAACG